ATTTTAATGACAAAACCGACTGCGTTTGGAATTAATAATGAAGGACAGATCATGGCTGGCGGTGAGGCCGGCGATGAAGTTGTAAGTGGTGCTTACAAGTTGAAAATGATGATCTCAGATGCGGTGGCGGAACAGAATGAAGGTATGATAACAATCCTTTCCAAAATTCTTGACGCAATTCTTGCCATTGATGAGAATATGGGCGGAAATCTGCGGCAAGCACTGGAAGGGGCAAGTATTGCGATAAATCGAAGAGATTTTGCACGGTTAGTAAACGAGGTGAAGTAATATGCTGGAAGAACTTATTTATAAAAATCATAGGAATGAAGAACTTTTGTTTGGAAAAAAGAATATTTTTGCAAATGAAAATGATCTTCATGATTTTGCCTGGAGCATAACTTCAAAAAGCAATAAAATAACCGGTTTTAACAAGGGGATTGTAACCAGGACAATTCCTGCGATTATTCAATGCGATTACGAGACGGATGGCACAGCAATCAGAAATGCCATGTTTGAGTGTACAGAAAAAGATGTATTGGCCATGGAATATGGAAGAATTGTGATCGGTGATTATTATCTGCAGTGTTACATTACGGCTTCCAAAAAAACCGATTATTTGATCCGTAAAGGGTATATGCGGATATCACTGGAAATATCAACAGATCGCCCGTACTGGGTAAGAGAATCAAAATACACCTTCCAGCCACAGGAAGCATCTGGCAGTGGAAATAATATGGACTATCCACACGATTATCCGTTTGACTATTACAACGGGATGTCCAGCCGGATCCTGTTGAACGAAGCCATCTCGGATGCAGATTTTGAACTGACGGTCTATGGTCCCTGCGAAAATCCGGAGATTCTGATCGGCAGCCACAAGTACCATGTGAACTGCCAGTTGGAGACGGGGGAGTATCTTGTCATTAATTCGCTGAGTAAAAAGATA